AGTCTTCATGTACATCTAATAATAAGTATACTTCCCCATGATCACATTTCATACCACAACATCCTACTTTACATGCTAATATGGGTTTTTCAAATACTTCTTCCCTATCACAATTACAGGTTTTCATTTTTCCAACAATCACAAAAACCACACTTATCAAATAAATCTCCGATATTCATACAATATGAACTAGCATCAAATTCTTCTATTCGGGCACGATTACCAATATCTTTAACATTAGAATTATTACACCATACCATAGCATCACTTTTTGTTTTAAAAGTTAATCTAGATGTACCTTTTTCTAAAAGTATTTTCGAAGGATTACCAAAGGAAGGTGAACCCACATACCATACCCAATCATCATCTCTGAATTTAACTTTAACACCGTAGGCCATTATGCTGCAATCCTTGAAAAGTTTTGGCGTTTCTCAAATCGGATAACATTACGGAATTTATCCATCATCACATCACCCTTATGACTTATTATAAACGTATTTGTATCAGATGTCAACTCTTCAATGATCTTAAAGAACTCTTCAGTGCCATGATTATCTAACGAGCTATCAAACACTTCGTCCATGATAAGTAAATTGGTGGACACACTATTACGAATTTTAGCAATAGTCCTCCATGTGAATAGTAATGATAAATCAATTCTCATCTTTTCACCTTCAGAAAACGACTCATAAGAAAATTCATCTCTATAACGTGATTTGATTTTCTCATTGAAATTCTCATCTATTTCAAACTTAACGAAAAATCCTAGTTGCTGTAAGTAATGATTAATCAATTTATTCATTACTGGTACATACTGTTTAATTATAAGAGATTTAATACCACTATCTCTTAACATTCCAGAACCGATTTTATATATTGTCTGTTGTTCTCCTAATTCTATTTTAGACTTTTGATATTTCTCACAGGCCAATTGTAATTCTGTAATAGCAGTATTATCTTTCTTGGCTGTATTTACTTTTTCTTTTAGCTCTCCTACTTCTTCATTTAACTGTGTGACTATTTGATTAGAGACTTGTATATTTCTATTATGAGTAGAAATTTCGCCATTCAAATCACCAATCTCTTCATTGATATCAAAAATTTCTATTAGTCTTTTTTCTAATGCATCACTTTGTTTTTGAAGATCAGTAAACCCCTTTGTAGTGTCATTTAATAGAAGTTTCCTACCTTCTACAATATCATTCTTAAAATGAGTGGAAATATCTTGTTTACAAGTAGGGCAGTTATCATAATGGTTGAAGAATTCTATATCTTTATTAATCTTCTTAATCTTTTTTTGTAATTGTTCTAGGATCTTTCTGACCTTATCTTTTCTAGAACTAGCATTACTTTGGTCTCCGATTCGATTCTCCAAAGATCCAATTTGTCCCTCATAAGTGCATATCTTGTCCGACTCCCCTTGAATTTGTTCTTTGTATTCGTGTATACGTTTTGTTTTTTCATTAATTGTTTGTTCAACATCTGTAACAATGGAAGATTGATATTTTCGTTCAAGGTCTATTTTCTCCTCTAGTAAATCTACTTGATATTGGGTTTCTCTAATGTCAATCTTTCCTTGAGATACCTTTTCTTTTAAAAGATTATTCATAGTAGAAAAGATTTGTAAGTCTAGTAAGTCTTCAATCACTTCGCGTCTTTGTGCGGCCGACAATTGCATAAAGGGTACGAAGGTAGAAGAACCTAGTACTACCACTTGACTAAAAGATTTATGATTCATCTTCAGAATACTCTTCTCAAGTATATCTTGATAATCTCTTACTGAAGCAGTCTGATTGAGTAGCTTACCATTTTGATAAATTTCAAATAGAGTGGGTTTAATACCACGACATATCTTATAGAATTTGCCAGCGGTTTCTAACTCAATTTCGACTAACAAACTTTTCTGATTTACAGCATTCAGAAGTTGGGGTTTATTAATCTTGCGAAAAGGTTTACCATACAAGACGAATGACAATGCATCTAATACTGTACTCTTCCCAGCACCATTATCACCGACAATCAATGTAGTTTTATTTTTGGTCAAATCTAATTCGGTAAAAGCATTACCAGTACTTAAAATATTCTTATACCGAATTTTCTGAAATACGATCAAAATCTACTCCAATGCAATCGCTTCGTTATATAAGCCTTGAAATAACCCTGTGAGTTTCTTCTTATTCACATTCGTATCAATTTGCTCAACATAGGATTGTAGCATCTCCATAGTTGATTTAGCTTCATCTATTATATCAGATTCGTTGTCCATGTCAAGATTAAAAAGGTCTTCAACGATCTGTAAATCATGAACCCCTATTTTAGATAATTGATCAATGAACAAGTCGAATAGATATGGATTAGTCTTGTTTTGAATAATAACTTTCATATAACAGTCTTCATATATAGATAAATCCATATCTTCTAACTCTTCAATTTTCATATTAGTATCATCATACATATACTTATAAAACATACTATAAGGGTTTTTGATGAATTCTAATTCTCTTGTCTCAGTATCGAATACATGGAATCCTTTAGGGTCTTGATAATCACTCCAAGTAATTTCATATGGAGAACCCAGGTAATGAATATTTCCATTAGAAGACTTGTGATGAAAATGGCCAGATAGTACCATATCAAACTTACTAAATTCGCCCAAATCAAACCCTGTTTCACATATAGCACCACGATGCATCTCAAAACCATTCAATTCTAGATGACCTAGCATAATTTGACTTTTGCTATATTTGATAGACTTCCATGCATCATCCCAATTATCTTTACATATCCAAGGCATTAGAAGCATATCGCAACCATCAATACTAATTTCTTGTGGTCCAGTCACTAGATTAATATCTTCATTAAGGCCGTACAATTGATCTAAAGCATTAATCTCTAAACTGTTACGATAGTAAATATCATGGTTACCAATAAGACACCAGAATTTAATATTCCTTTCTTTCAAAGGATTAATGAAATCTTTTTTTAGATTGTCTGCTGTTACATAATTTATGTATTTTCTACGATCAACAATATCACCGAGATGAATAACATTATCGATATTATTATCATCTATATATGGAAAGAAGACATCATTCCAAAATCGAGAAAAATACTTCGCAAATACTCTACTATCATTTCTGGCGCCCCAGTGAGTATCTGTTACTAAAACCACTTTGCTCATTTATTAAATCTTTTCTCTTCAAAATCACGAATAAAGATGTTTGCATTTTCTAATGCGGATGCACTACTTTTAATAATCTCATTATCCTCAATACTTAAACTATTATTAAGATTGAACTGTTCGGTTGCTTTAAGTTTTGTATACAGGCCTTTCTTTTCTTTTTCGATTCTTCGTAGAAAAGCATAGTAAATAATTTGAGTAAAATAAGCAAATGGATTATTAGATTTTTCTGGATTGAAGTTTTTAATGTATAGGATACAGTTTTCTATACCATCGCCTATCATTTCTTCTTTAAATGGATAGTTTATAAAGTTATGTTTATTAGACAATTTGTATGCGATTTTCATAATACAAGTACCTATATAAGGAGGCACTCTGGGAAGTTTTTCGTCTAAATCGATGGCTTCTTCACAGGAGGTTTTGAATTTAGTCATCTCAAGATAGAACTTTTTATTATCTACATAATGTTCTCTTTGATTAGGTTTAATCTTAGGCAATATTTATACCTCCAGTAGAATTACAGTATCATATAATACCACAGATACCACTGTGTGTCAAGAGAAAAAATCTATAAAGTTTTATTATTTTTTACTTGACTCAGGGGTTGACAAGTGCTACAATCCTTATGTCAGCCATTAATGAACTGTAGTAAATGAACTGTACTTCATAGACATTTCATTATTAGCACTATTAGCTAATGATTTATTAAGCTTTTTATTTTCTGGTACTACTTTTTTTATAAAGTCATTATAATGATCTATGATAATACTATTGGGATTAGCAAAAGAAAGGATATGCGTTGTACTGATAGGGAAAGCCCTTGAATCAGACATATTATTAAATAGCAATGTAAAGAATAATTTATTATCATTAGAAATTATAGAAACAGGATCTTTTAATAATACACCAAATTGAGTAAGCGATAAGACTTCTCCCATAAGAATTGTGCCATTACTTAGGTAAACTAATCTATGTAGGTATTCTGTGTTTTCATCTAGATTTAACATTGTTATTTCTCCAGATTGATTTTATACATTTTGTAATCAAATTTCTCTTGGTTATATATTTTAACTCTTTCGAAAAGATGTTTTAATGTAAAATTAACTTTCTTATTATGTTGTAGATCATCAGCTATATCGTATAGTGTGCATTTATCTTTATTTTCGTTAGTTCTTAGGCCTCGTCCTATAGATTGTAAATTTCTAATTCTACTCTTCGAAGGGCTGGCAAAGATAATATTATGTAAGGCTCTAATATTGATACCTGTTGAGAAGGTACCATATGACGCTATAATGATAGCATTATTTTCTTTTTCAGTTATTTGTCTGACAGATTCACGAGTTTCGCCATCTGTACCACCGAATACAAAGAAAACCTTTCTCTTTTTATCTACTTTATTATTTATCAAATCATATAGTATTCTGCCATGCTTTTCGACATATTGAAATAGAATAAGGCTATTTCCTTCTAAAGATAAAGCTAGATTTTGTATAAATTCATTTCTTTGTTTGTGGCCTACGATGAAGTCCATCTCGTCTTTATACTTAGAACCACTTCTATCTTTACAAGTTTGTTTATTATATTTAAGTAGAAGTATTTTAATATGTAATTTGGCTAACTGATTAGATTCCATTAAGTCTTTTGTTTTCACTAGAGACTTTACTTTACCGAATAGACCTTCTAATACTAATTGATGTGTTTCTGTGCCATCTAGTGTGCCTGTGAAACCAAATCTATATTTACACGTTGGCATCTTTTCTAATATAGAAGTAAGTGATTTAGCTTTGTATTGATGGGCCTCATCTCCTATTACTACACCAAATTGAGAAAACCATTTAGTAGGCATCTTATATACAGATTGCCATGTAGTAATAACGATATCATCATCTATTCTATATTGCCAATCTTTATTAGTACTACCTGAAATCTTTAACGTTCTAAATCCAGGCTTACCAGAATAGTCTATAAAATCTTTCTCCATTTGATGAACTAATGATATAGTAGGTACAATAATGAGTTTCTTATGAGGATAAAAACAAGTGATTAGATAGATAATAAATGACTTGCCACTACCAGTAGGAGATAACAATAAACAACGATTGTTACGAATCGCATGTACGAATCCCTCTATCTGGTAATCTCTAGGTTCTAATTTAGATCTTAAAGTCTGAACGAATTGACCACATTCAAACATAGAGAATTCGTTGGCGGTATCTAAATTACTTTCTACTTCTATTTTATATTTTCTAGAGTCTGCGAATTTCTTTACTTCATTTATAAGACCTTTATATATGATAAGTTTATTTAAATCGAATAGGCGAATCTTGCCGTCCCAACTTCTAGATTTAAATGCTGGCATAAAACGATAGCCAGGAACATAGAAAGAAAAGTGGTCACTAATTTCTTGAGCTATTCCACGGTTACTTTCTATTTTCACATGAACTTCATTATGAGATTTAATAAAGATCTCACTATCCGACTGCATTTTCAAATTTTCGCCATTCAATTGCATTTCTAATATTCCATTGTCTACTATTGATTGCTTTCATTATTTCATCTAAAACATCTACAGTTTCTTGTTGGTAGGCCATCCTTAGATTAGTCTGTATCATTTCGTTATCGGCGTCAATATGTTGTTGTAATAAACTATTAATTACTGCTTTTTTTTCAAATGGGTCGCGTTTTATTTCTTCAAGGTCTTCTGGATTATTAAGTTCTCCTTTGTAATATTCACCTAATAGTTTATTAAGTGATTGTCTCTTAATATGTATGCTTCTTAATTTTTGTCTTTCTCTACTCAAAATAATCAACCATTTAGAATGTAGATTAGGTATTTTCAAACTTTCTTTATCAAGAGAAGTATTGTCCATAACTGTATCTTTAGACCACTCTTCCATAATATCTTCTATTTTCATTCATATCACTCCATATTGTTAATCATCAGGATGTTTTGGCGCTGCTAATAGGCCTTTTTGTCTTCTTTTAGGTCTAGGTTTACTTTTATATATATACTTTGCGGAAAAGTATCCAGCAAAAAAAGAGGGTACAATCATCATCATAACATATATAGTCGCTTTGGTTACATTCAATATAGCTTGTATTTGCCATAAGAGTTCTTGCATTTTAGAGAGATTCTATAGTATACATTGAGTATCTAAAACTGACAGTAGCTTCTAAGTAATCAATATCAGAAGCAGTGGTAGTGAACAATAATTGAGAAATAGATTCTGGAAACATATTTGTAAACTTAATTCTTAGATTAGGATTGTATTTGCTACTTAGTATTGATAGTGTAGCATCCGATAAATTAGATTGATTTATACTAGCATTTTGAAATCTCTTATATTGATCCATAGAAGAAGGTGACCCTAAACCTACTAACCAATTATATATCTCTATATAGTTCTTTAGATCTTCGTCTACTCTGAAAGAGATATCGAAAGGTGAGAATGTTAATTTTTCACCGGGCAGAGGATAATCAAGTAGTGGATTAACTACATTAGATGTTCCCAGAGAAATCCCAGGCAAACTAGCTGATTGGGAAAAATAGTTCATTGTTGGTGTTCTTTCAAGCACCAATCTAAATCCTGTTTGGCCAAGAAAATTCTTATTAGTTGGATCTGATGCCATTTTATACCTCCTAATGTATTTATAAAAAAAGAGAGGGCCGAAGCCCCCTCTTAATCAGGTCTGATAAACTCAGATCTTACATTAGGTTAGAAACAGTAACTAGACGGTAGTAAACATTCTTCTTAGCGAATGCGATAGCACCATCAGCACTAGTGGTAGCAAAAGGATTGGCGACCATGCCGTAGCGGGTCTTGAAGCCAATCTTTGGCTGGAAGGTATTCTCACCAACCGCACGAACCATCTGAAGTGGAACGTATGGGCAGTAGAAGAGACCAGCGTCGAATGCGCTTGAACCCTTATAACCTACGGTGAAGTACTGATTACCAGATGCGCTTGAGAAATATGGATCTACATAAACTTTAATCCGACCGTTCATGACACCAGCAAAGGTATTGCCTGTATCATCTACGTTAAGATTATTAGCTAATGCAGGAGCATAATCTAGAACACCGGCCATCTGAAGAGCAGAAGCTACATCAGAACCGCAGATTAGGATATTACCCTTGCCGCGACGAGTTGACTTAGCGATCTGGTTAGCTTCGCGTTCGATTTGGAAGATCATACCCTTGAACTTCTCAACTGACCACCGGCCATTTGAATCGACATCTAGGTTGAAAGTACCTGCGGCTGAGGTGTTCTCTTGAGCACCAGCGGTAGCAGTATAGTTAATGGTACGAACGACTTCCCGGTTAATTTCTGCAAGAATTTCAGCGGAAAGAATGTTTGAAAGCTCGGTCTCAGCATCTAGGCCGTGAATGGCTTTAAGATCCTGTGCGAGTTCCATGGTGTACTCTGCCTTTAGAGCGCGAGATACTGCGGTTACAGCAACCTTCTCGACTGAGAAAGCCATCTCGGAGAATGCGTTTGCAGCGGCATCTCCTAATGCTTCACCAGCGGCCGTTGACATACCAGTATGTGGGCTATAAGCACCACCACTAGCGCGGGCAGTTGGGTCATCACCAGACTGTAGACCACCAGCGGAACCATCGATAACACCAGCAAAGTTGGCGGTATTAGCAGTAGTTGAACCGGTAGCAGAATGCGAAGTATTAGCTTCGTCATGAAGTGCTTCTGCTTGGGTCTGGCTGTTGAAACGTGAGCGCATAGCAAAGATAAGTCCAGTTGGACCTGTCATTGGCTGCACACCACAAACGTCATAAGCGACCATGTTTGGCATGGACCGCCGAACGAGTGAGATTAG